GAAATGTTGCTCTGAATAGAAGATTAGCAGAGTCAGTTGCTGATGTAATTTTTGCAGATGTCGCTGAGGGTCTTGCACTTTCTCAGAAGGATAAACTCGCTTCTCTTGCCGAAAATGTTGAGTTTGATAGTGAAGCAAACTATCGTGAGAAACTGGTAACTCTGAGGGAGTCTTATTTCCCAACAAATACTGGTACTCAAAGAGATGTAACTGAGAACTTATCAGAAGAAGTTTCCTACGGAGAAACTGAAGTATCTTCAGTATCCCCAATTATGGAGGCATATCTTCAAACTCTCAGTAGAGTCGCTAAAAAGTGATTTTTAAATTATAAAGTCAAACAAAACTTTTTTAAAGAGGTAAACTACAATGCAGATGTACAATGCAGAATATCTGCAGGAGAAGTGGGCACCAATCCTTGATTATCAAGGAATGGATCCAATCAAAGATTCACATCGTAGATCGGTAACCGCTATCCTGCTAGAAAACCAAGAGAGAGAACTCCGCGAAGAGCGTTCATTCCTTTCAGAAGCACCAACCCAAAGTTTTGCTGGTGCTGGACTTGCTGGTGGATACACCGGTAGTGCTTCAAATACTACTGGATCTCCAGTTGCAGGTTTCGACCCAGTGCTGATCTCACTGATCCGCCGTTCAATGCCAAATCTGATCGCTTATGATCTTTGTGGCGTTCAACCAATGAATGGTCCTACCGGACTCATCTTTGCAATGCGTTCACGCTATCAGAATCAGTCTGGATTAGAAGCTTTCTATAACGAAGCAGATTCAGCATTCTCTGGTCAGAACGCGGGAAGAAATCTTTCCGATGGATTTGTAAGCGGAAGTGTTGGTCTAGGTACGACTGCTCAGGGTGGATCCAATCCTTCTATTCTTTCACCATCTGACCAAACAACCAATTCTGCTACTGGTGCTAACCAGTACAACGTTGGCGAAGGTATGACCACTGGTAATGCTGAATCACTCGGAGATGGTGGTGCAGCAACTTACTTCAACGAAATGGCATTCTCAATCGAGAAGCTAACCGTTACTGCTAAGTCACGCGCACTGAAAGCTGAGTACTCACTCGAACTCGCACAAGACCTGAAGGCAATTCATGGTCTGAATGCAGAAGCTGAACTTGCAAACATTCTCAGCACTGAGATTCTCGCTGAAATCAACAGAGAAATCATTCGTACCATTTACAAGGTCGCTGTTCCTGGTGCTCAGGTTAACACCGCTACCGCTGGTACTTTTGACCTTGACGTTGATTCTAACGGTCGTTGGTCAGTTGAGAAGTTCAAGGGTCTTATCTTCCAAATCGAGCGCGATGCAAACGCAATTGCACAGCAAACTCGTAGAGGAAAGGGTAACATGATCCTCTGCTCTGCTGACGTTGCTTCGGCACTCACAATGGCAGGTGTTCTTGATTACACCCCAGCACTTAACGCAAATCTACAGGTCGATGACACCGGCAATACCTTCGCTGGTGTTCTACAAGGTAAGTACAGAGTATACATCGACCCATATTCAGCAAACGTTGCTGCTAACCAGTTCTACGTTGTTGGTTATAAGGGTGCAAGTCCTTATGATGCTGGTCTCTTCTATTGCCCATATGTACCTCTCCAGATGGTACGTGCTGTAGGTGAGCAAACCTTCCAGCCAAAAATCGGATTCAAGACTCGTTATGGAGTCGTTGCGAATCCGTTTGCGAAGGGCGCTAATGCTCCTACTAATGGACAAGCAGATAACATTGCAACCAACTCAAACGTTTACTACAGAAGAGTTAGAGTTAACAATTTAATGTGATCCAATTCACAAGATTACTCAAAGACCCCTTTACGGGGTCTTTTTTTTATCTAAATAAAAATAAAAAAATGAAAACATTTCAAATGTTTAAAGAAGACCTTTCAAGAAACGTAATTCCTCTTGATAAGGCAGCGCAGCGGAACTTAACTAAAGCAAGAAAAGGACAAATTGGTCCAGGATCAAAACCAGTTCCAGAAACATCATTTAAATTAGTGCCAGCAAATATACCATTAAAGTAATAATGACTAATCCAGTATTTAATAAGCAAATAACAAATAGGAATTTTTTATCTCCAGTAGGTTTTAAATTTACTTTAGCAAAAAATCCTAAAGTGGCATTTTTTTGTAATAGTGCAAAAATTCCAGAAATTAGTTTAGGAACTGAACCACAACCAACATATCTAAAAAACATTGATGTTCCAGGTGATATTATAACTTATGGGGATTTTTCATTAAGATTTTTAGTTGATGAAGATCTTGTTAATTATATGGAAATTCACAAATGGATCACTGGTATTGGATTTCCAGAAACTGCAGATCAATATGCAGATCTAATCACAAATGAGGATAACATACAAGATCCAAAAAGAGCGTTTAGTGATGGGAGTTTATATATTCTAGATAATAATTACAATACAAATGTAATAGTTAAATTTAAAGATTTATTTCCAGTATCACTATCTTCATTAGATTTTGACTCTACAAAAACAGATGTTCAGTACTTTACAGCAGAGGTCAATTTCAAGTATACTGTCTATAATATCTTAGATAAGAATAATAAAATTCTATGAACCTTGATGAAATCCAGGAAATGTGGCAGAGAGATTCTGTCATTGATCCTGATAATTTGCACGATGAATCCCTAAAAATTCCACAACTTCACTCAAAATATTATACAGTCTATAATACAATTACTTTATTGCGTGAGAAAGCAAGAGAAACTTACAACCGAGTTAAACTTGAACGCTACAACTACTACACAGGAAAGGCACCAGCAGAGGTCTATGTAGAGGATCCATTTCCGTATAAGGTTCGGGACAAAGAGGCATTGCAGAGGCATATGGATGGGGATGAGAAGTTAAGTAAGGTAGAACTCAAGATTAGATACTATGACATTATGCTTAAGTTCTTAGAAGAAGTTATTAAGACTATTTCTAATCGCACTTATCAAATCAAAAATGCTATTGAATGGCACCGTTTCCAATCAGGATTCAACTGAGGCAGAAATGCCTCTTTTTTTATTGATAATAAATATTTGTATCAGAATGATATAAAATATGAGTCATTTGATTATATCAAAAAAGAATGAAGTATATCTGCACATCAAAGCAGAACCTCACATTTATTATGAACTAGCAGATCAATTTACATTTGAGGTTCCCAATGCAAAATTCAGCCCTCAGTATCGCAACAAGTACTGGGATGGAAAAATTCGCCTGTTCTCTACACAAACAGGCGAGATTTATATTGGTCTTTTAGACAGAATTATTAAATTCTGTGAAGACCACGAATACACTTATGAATTTGTGAACAATAAGTTTTATGGTCTTCCTTTCGAAGTCAATGAAATGATTTCAAAGGAAGGTGTAAAAGATTACATGACTTCTATTTGTAAGTATGCTCCCCGCGACTATCAAGTTGAGGGAGTATACGACGCCTTAAAACATAATCGCAAGTTACTGATATCTCCAACTGCTTCTGGAAAGTCGTTGATGATATATTCGATTGTCCGATATTACGTTGAGAAAGGACAAAATACTCTGATAGTCGTTCCGACGACATCCCTTGTAGAACAGATGTATAAAGACTTTGCAGATTATGGGTGGGATGTGGGTTCATTTTGCCACAAGATCTATGCTGGAAAAGAAAGAGAAACAGACTCTCAGGTAATCATTACAACCTGGCAGTCCATCTACAAACTTCCTCGACAATATTTTTCAAGATTTAATGTAGTTGTTGGAGATGAGGCACACCAGTTTAAATCAAAATCATTAGTATCTATAATGACAAAACTTTCTGATGCAAAATATCGCTATGGATTTACAGGAACTTTAGATGGAAGTCAAACTCATAAGTGGGTTTTAGAAGGTTTATTTGGTCCTTCTTATAAGATTATTCGCACTGACGAATTAATGCAAAAAGGTCATGTAGCGAAATTGGATATTAATATTCTTCTACTGAAACATCCTCCAAATAAGTTTGAAACTTTTGAAGATGAAGTTCAGTACATTATCAATCATGATAAGAGAAATAAATTTATTAAAAACCTATCTCTTGATCTTAAAGGCAATACTTTAATTCTATTTTCAAGAGTAGAAGGTCATGGTCAACCTTTATATGAACTAATAAATAATAGCAAGTCTGATAACCGTCATGTATTCTTTGTTCATGGTGGAGTAGACACGGAAGACAGAGAAAAAGTAAGAGAAATTACTGAAAAAGAAAATAATGCGATTATTGTAGCATCATATGGTACTTTTAGTACGGGAATTAACATTAAGAATTTACATAATGTTATTTTTGCTTCACCTTCGAAGTCTAGAATCCGCAATCTCCAATCAATTGGAAGAGTTCTAAGAAAAGGAGATAATAAAACAAAGGCAACTCTATATGATATTGCCGATGATATTAGTTATAAATCAAGAAAAAATTATACTTTAAATCATTTAATTGAAAGAATTAAAATATATAATGAAGAAAACTTTAATTATGAAATTGTAAACATAGCACTTAAAAACTAATGGGAGAAGAGTTTTATTGTGTTTTAAAATTAGTATCGGGTGAAGAAATATTCTCACTTATATCCATTGATGAGAACGATGGAGATACTTTAATTATTCTTCAAAATCCTATTATCATAAAATTCATTCATAGTGATAAAGGATCTTTTATGAAAGTTAAAAGATGGATGGAAATTTCTACCGATGATTTCTTTATTATTCGTCCTGATAAAGTAATTACTATGACGGAAAGTAAAGATAAAAAATTAATTGAAATGTATGAGGTTTACGTTAATGAGGATAATATTGAAGTTTATAATCCAAGTGGACAGGTGAAACCTTCTGCTAAAATGGGATACATTGGTTCTGTCGAAGATGCCCGTAAGAAACTTGAAAATTTATTTAAAGGTCTTAAAGAAAGCTAAATTATCATCTTCAATGGAGACAAACCTAGTCTACTCATAATTTCATATCTTGTCAAGCCCTTTAAATGTATGCTATAATAATAAAAAATTATATTAGATGAGTCCAATGCTATGTCTAAAAAGAAAACCGAACATTATGTAAATAATAAAGAGTTATTAGAAGCACTTATAGTATATCGTACTAAAGTTGCTCTTGCAAAAGAAAAAGGTCTACCTAAACCAAGAATTACAAATTATCTTGGAGAGTGTTTTTTAAAAATTGCGACTCATCTTTCATACAAACCAAACTTTGTAAATTATATGTTTCGTGAGGATATGATTTCCGATGGAATTGAAAATTGTGTTCAATACATTCATAATTTTGATCCGGAGAAATCTAAAAATCCTTTTGCTTATTTTACTCAGATCATTCACTACGCATTCTTGAGAAGAATTCAAAAAGAAAAGAAACAATTAGATATTAAAACAAAAATTATTGAGCGCACTGGTTTTGATGAAGTAATGATGGTTGACGATAGCTTGCTTTCTGGGCACAGTAGCGAGTATAATTCTATTAAAGATAATA